CTAGAATCGGCGTTCGCTTCGCCGACTTGCTCAGGGTCAAGCCCTAAGTCCTCTTGCGGTGCTTGGCTGAGTTGGCTGGTGTAGGTCATGCCCATACGGTTATCCGACTTTTGCACAATCGCTTCCACTTCGTCCTCATTCAGCCCCAACTCCGCAAGCAGTACGCTATTCGCGCTATTGTCGGCTACTTGCGCGATCAGGTTAATCCGTTCCGCTTGGGTGAGTGTGTCGTTAATCACAGGTCGGAGCTTGACGTTATGATCGAGCGCATCCTCATACAGAACGCCCATGCCGAAGCCCTCATAGCCCCGATACCCACGCATCCCTGCGATAGCAATCGCCCCGCGTTGGGCTTCAACAAGCGTGGTATCGTAGACCACCATTGCCGACTGAATACGGGCAATCGCGTCACTGTAGGCCGACTTCACCCCAGGTGCGGTTAAATTTCCACCATCCCGAATCCGATGCAAGGATAGCTCAGGGAAATCGCGCTCTAGCTCGGCTAAAATTTCCTGAATGGTTTGAAGCCCATCGGCAAGGTTGATGTTTGGCGGTAAGGCTTGAATGGTGGCATCGGCGGGCAGTGTTATCACGTTTAAGCTGTCCTTAGCGGGGGTGTCATTACTTGACCCGCCTAAACTGACTTGGGTGGACGTTGCGCCTGTAATCGCAATGGGGAAGCGGACTTGGTTACGTGCCCCGTCATTGATAATACTCGCAATGTCGTTTAGTTCGTTGATCTTCTGCAACGCGCCGTAGTAGGCGTTAGCACCCCACGTCATGCCCACATCGTTATGCATGGCGTGGTACAGGGGCACGAACCCGTATTCATTCTCCCACTCGGCAATCGGGTCACCGATGGGCGACACGTAATAAGCGAATTGTTCGCCGTTGCGATACGTGCGGAAGTAGTCAGGTGTGATGACTTCGGTGTACTTGGCGTATTCGTTCGCCTTGTCAGGGAATAGCGGGTCATGGATGTAGTATTCAATCACGGCATAATCGATCATGCCCACTTCGTTCTTGTGGATTGCCTTAACGCACGTTGGGTTAATCACCTCTAAGCGCACTTGTTGCCGTGCAGGATCATCCACCACTTTTAAGAAGGTGTCGCCGAGCATCACGCCATAGCGCACGTACAATTCCTTTTTTTGTTGCCAGCGACTGTCCCGCCACAAGCGCGCAATGACGGGTAACAGCGCCTCGTTTTCCGTGTCGATGGGAAACGCGGGGGAATTGCTAGGGTCTTTCAAATCGAGCGCCACCCCTGCGCATTGCGACACGTAAAGCTCGACTAAGCGATTCACAGGGTTATAGACGCCCCGTGCGTGCTTGTACAGGCGTTCGGTCGCTTTGATCGTTTCGCTATAGGTGACAATGCGGTGGTATTGCAGGTTATTGTAGTACTGATTGTACACATCGTAACGGCTGAGGCGGTTGATGTAATCGTCCCATCCCCATCCTTCATGGGGAATCATGCCCCGAAGATTGTATGTTGCAAAGCTGGTTGAAGTGGACATAAGCGCCTCTAGAACTCAAAGAATGATGGGATGGAATCGATTGTGATATGGTGCATCTGTGCGTCAATGTACATGATAGCATAACGTAGCGCGTCTAAGGCGTGGTCATTTTCCTTAACGGGTTGTTCCTTCGTGCTTTTGTTGCTCCACACGTACCCGCCGAACTCCTCTTGCAAGCAGGTCGGTTTACCCGCTTCTTTCAGCGTGTTATCCAATGTGACCCGACATCCCCGCACCACGTACAAACGCGGTTTGCCGTTGCCTTGCACCTTCAAGCGCGATTGTACCGCCTGAATCCCCGCACTCACGTTCTTGTCCGCTTTGAGGGTGGGTATACCGTGCCGTGCGAGAGTAGCGCGATCTTCCGCGTCATGGTCGGCAATCGTGGCGACATAGGATTCATTAGCGCTTAGGCGTGTGATGTCCTTTGCCCAATCTTCCACAAGGCGCTGTGTTTGGTATAGTTCCCGATAGACCCACAATGCCCCGTCTGAATCTTCCGCAATCCACAGGCAAACAAACGGATTCGAGTACCCAAAGTCGATTACCCTATAGCGCTTGACGATGTGCGACTCATTCGGCATCTTATCCACCAAATGCACATCTTCGCGCCAATCGGCATAAATCGCGCCTTCCGTCAGTGACCAGCGCCCATTCAAGTAACGTTCCCGCCACACGCCCGTTAAGCGATCCAGCTTGCCTAAGACGTAATCGCGCCCCGCTTGCGTCCACTCGTTGTTATCCCAATAACGCGGGTTGTCCGTGTGGTACGTGTTGAGGAGGAGCGCCTTGCCTGAATCGCACCGTTGTTTAAGCCAATGGTCAGGGCGGTCGGGGTTGGTATCCGCCACAATCTGCTGAGTCGGAATGCGCCCGTTACGATTCCGCATGATGAAGGTTTCCCAGTCTTGCGGGTCAAACTGCGTGGCCTCGGCAGGGTAGATAAAATCGTATTCCGCCGACAAGATCGCGCCCGCCCGATCCATCCCGCCGACCACGACTTCGCTACCGTTGGGATAGCGATACACGCGCCTGTTCTCCCGTTGCACGCCCTGACAAATGGGACTGTCCTCGCCTAGCACATCCCGTTCAAACGTGACAAGCGTACTAAACGCTAAGTCAGCCCTGACCTTCCGCACAATCAGCGCTCGGCTATTAGGGTATTCAAGCATGAGGCGGTGGAGCTTGTAGAGGATCGACAACGTCTTGCCCGTGCCTGCACTCCCCACCAACACAATCTCAGGATCGTTCAGCGTTTGCACCCGTTCATTATTCCCACGAAAGTTAAAGCGGGGCGTGCTTTGTTCGAGCTTGCGGAGTTTGCCGAGTTCCTTAGCGCGTTCAATCTTCGCCTGCAGTAACCATGACGGTAACGCCCGCTTGTCGGAATAGTTCGTCTGCAAGTGACCCTCCTAACTCCCGTTCTAAATCAGCGCGGGTGATGTCCCCCGCTTTGATGGCGTTAATCGCATCCGTGCGCCAATCGGTAACGTGCAGAGTCTCGGTATACCCACGATCACGAAATTTTGTCTTGGCAAGGAAGATTAAAGCGGTGGGGTTCTTGTCCTTGACTGCCAAATCATACAGCGTCATTTCCACCTCATCCCCCATTGCGTTATGCGCCTCCTTGCGAATTTGCTCAAGCTCAGGGTAGCGCGCCAAATAGTGACGCACCGTTAGGTATTCGCACCCTAGCTTTTCGGCGGTCTTGGTCAACATGCCTTTCGTTTCGCGCAACGCATTAGCGACTTGTTGCACCGTGTAGCGTTGTTTACCTGCCATTTTGATACCTTTTAATGATTATACACATTACTTATTCCGTGCTTGCTTTTAAATAGTCGAACGCTTTTTCGAGCGCCTCAGTAAATCGGTCATGTTCGGTAATGCCGTGTTTGGTTTGTACGCGCCATCCGAAAACAAGGTTATCAGGGGCAATCAATTCAATGCCATGTGTCAATAAACACGCTTCTAAAACATGATAGCGCGATTTGTAAATCAATGCTTCTGGTGTGCCTGAAAAAGTCTGTGCGTAGCTGGTCATTCGTTCACCTCTGGAATAATAGTAACCCCCGCATCCGTCAGCGTGTGCAGGGTGGATTCATCGCTTGTCACGCGCCACGTGGTACTCGTGACTTGGTGCACCTGCCAGAAGGTAATCTCAGGCACGGTTAAAAATGCAGGGTATGCGTTCGGCGGTGTGCCGATGAGTTCCGATTGCACAGTATAGGTTAAGCGCATTACTCACCCCCATTCGGGCGCACACGCACGGGGAATACTTCGGGGTGGGCGATCAAGTAGGCATGTACCGCCTGTACCGCCGTACCGTAATCTTCATCGTGGCAGATGAGCGTGATTGTTACCTGCGGTAACACCATCCGCGCTATCCCCGTGAAGATGGTGCTGTATTGCGTCAGGGGGTCGGCGATGGGTTCGCCTAAGGTTAGGCTTGCATACCCTTGCAATTGGGGGCGAATCGCGGAGGGGAGCACGAACGACAACAAGGCGTAGCGCGTGCTATCGTCAAAGCTCGTCAAGCTGGCTTCATTCGCAACTTGGGTTGCCCCCGCGTTGATGGTTTGCAGAATCGGGTGCGCTTGTAAGGCGGTGAGGGCGCTTGCCCATTCCGCACGGGTCAAAGGCGTTTGATTGTCTACTACCGCGTAAATTGTTACATCTGGCATATTACACCCCCGCATTCAGCGTTAAGACGGTCATTTGTTGCAACGTGAGCAAACTAGGAAATACCACGAATTGCGCCATTTTGCCGTACCACGTGAACGAGGGCACGGGCGAATTGAAGGTAAACAAATAGGATGCAGTGGCCGTTAAATCCGTGCCCGCGTTCGTTTGGCGCTGGGCGTAGGGGCGTTCGGTGACTGCCCCGTTAATGCCCGTGAACAAGTCGATCCGTGCGGGACTTGGCCGATATTGCACGAATAACCATTGCCATTGATTATAGGTGATGTAGTTGCTAGACGTGCTTCCGATCGCCCCCGCGCTAGTCTGCCAATAACAATCAATCTGCCCTAGCCCCGTGTAATTACCAAAACCAATGTAGGTTAAATTTGCCCCTACGGTTGAGGAAAACAGCGTAGGGAATCCAGGCGTTGCCCCGCCTGTCAGCATGTTTATCAGGAAAGCGTAGGTTGTCCCTGCCCTGCCAATGTTCCCCGCAAATGTAGCGCGTGAGGTTGACCCGTCCGTATTGACCGAAAGCGGGTCGCGGGGCAAGCCTGACGCATTGCCGAGCGTGGTTGTCCCTGCAACGGTGAAGTTCTTACTCCCCGCGCTATCGACAAGGGTAGACCCTGCGGTCTCATCCATCTTAAGCCACGTGGTCGGGGCGAGTTGGCTAATCACGCTGTTTAAGGGGGCGGGTTGGGCGAATAGTGGTACAAAATGGCGTAGGTTCATAGTCCCTCGTTTTTCCCCTAGTATACAACAAAAAACGCCCCGAGGGGCGCTTGATGTTGTAAAGTGCGATACTTAGGTGTCGCTGAGGGTATCACGGCGGTAGAGGTCGGTAACAAAC